CTCTCGACCGGACCACCGGCGGCCACTGGAGACGTGACATGACCGAACCGACGATCGACAAAGACGTCCCGCCGCCGATCCCGTCCAACGGGCGGCCTTTCAAGTACCCCTTCCCCATCATGGAGGTGGGCGACAGCTTCGCCATCCCGCTCACGGGATCCATGCGCAAGTCTGAGGACTGCGCGACTGCACGGCTGCGCTCGGCTGCCATCCGCCATGCACGCACGCACGGAGGGCGGTTCTCGATCCGCACCAACCGCGAGGCGGGCGAAGCCCGCTGCTGGAAGGTGGAGTAATGCCCCGCGAGCCTTTCGACCGGACGGCCAGCATCGCTTGGGCCGTCATTCTCTGCCTGCTGGGCGCGTATCTGATCGCGCTGGGCGCACTCATCGTATGGAGCCTGACATGACCCCGACCCGAGAAGAATTGCTGGCACTGGCGGAGCGCGTGAAGGCGTTGAGCGAGCCGGATCGGGAAGTGGATTGCGCTATCGGCGTTGCCGCTGGCCTGTTCCGCACTGAGCCGAACAGGGGCTGGCCGGACCAACTCGACTACATTCAGATCCGCGAGGGACGCGACTGGTATCCCGGTAACGGTTTCGACCATTTGGTTCCGAAGTGGACCGCCTCCCTCGACGCGGCCATGTCGCTGGTGCCGGAAGGGTGCCGAATTGAGATTGAAATTTGGCCTAATGGGCGCGCGGATACGCTTTTGTGGTCTAACAGCATCCCTCGGGACCCGCAGAATAGAACTGACGCCGCCACCCCCGCCCTAGCCCTGACAGCGGCAGCGTTGCGCACCCTAGCGGAGACCGCCCGATGACCCCGACCCGAGAAGAATTGATGGCGCAGATCGCCGAAACCGAGAAAGGGCGGATCGACGGGCTTAACGCCTTTCAAGCCGCACATCACCGGCTCGACGAGTTGCGCGCCAAGCTGGCTGCGCTGGATGCGCAGCCACATTGGATCTGTTCCGGTATTCCCGACGAGGCCGTCGAGGCTGGGATCGCTGCGTGGGACAAGGCTAAGCACGACCTCGAAAACTACACCAGCGGTGAAACCGCAGACTGGGACGAGGGCATGATCGTGTGCGCGATCTACAAGGCTATGGCCCCTCTCGCCCCTGCACCCCTGCCGATGGGGGAGGATGAGATCGAGGCGTTAGTGGATGAAGCACTCCGCGCTGCCAAAAGGGACGCCGTATCGCCAAACAACGCTTGCGTTGCCAGACACGCCATCCGCGAGACCCTGCGCCGCGTGCCTGCTTGGCCGGGGGAGGGGGAGTTGCGGGAGATGGCGCGCGCCATTGCGAGAGAAGGGTTCTTGGGGGCTAGTTATCACGTTAAGGACGCCGCCCTCGAAATGGCCCGCCGCCTCAAGGCCCGCATGGGCGCAGGGAGCGGGGCTGAATGCGATATCTGCAATGGCCTGAACACCTCCTGCCCCGAAGGCTGCGAGCGTGACCCGAAGACCGGCGAACTGCTGCTGGGCGAACAGCCGTGGATCGACTGGCACGGTGGCGAATGTCCGGTGCCTGCGGAGACGCGGGTGGAATACAAGCTGCGCAACGGGGAAGTCCGCACCGCAAAGGCTGGGCAATTGGTCTGGGAGCACCCCGAGGTGTTTGTAGAGTATCACATCGTCGCCTACCGCATCATTCCGGGAGAAGAAGCATGACCCCGCCGTATCGGATCGCCGTGACCTTGCTCGCGGCCATCATAGTGAGCGCCGTCCTTTATCTGGCAGGGGCCTTTGCCGCCGCCGATTTCAACATCGCGAACTGGAATGCCCTCGGGCGCTATCTTCTCGCTTTGGTATGGCCGTTTGTGCTCGCCGGGACAAGCGTGGCGGCGTGGGAGGCATCGGCATGACCCCGCCGGACAAGATCACCGTGACGCTCCTCAAGCCGTGCCCGTTCTGCGGGGGTGAAGCGGCTTACCGCAGCTTCCCCGATCAGCGGCATATATCGCATTACATCGAATGCGCGCACGGGCCGTGCGACGTCACGCTTTGCGCGGGCAACACCAAAGCCGAAGCCATCGCCGCATGGAACACCCGTGCAGCCACCTCCGACAATCTCACGCTGATGCGGGAGGCGTCGGGGGTGATCGAGGGGCTGATCGGATTGGCAGTTGACGGTGGCCTTACCAATGATCTCGTTGCTGCGTTTTATCCAGACAGCAAGAAACCAAACGGGCAGCCGCTCGACCAATTTGCGAAGCGCGCAAGGCGAGAAATCAACGAAGCCCGCGCCACCCTCGCCAAGCTCCGCGACGGGATCGCTCGGGGGGAGGGGTGAGATGGGCGACATGGCTGAAATCTTCAACGCCATGCGCGAAGCCGACAAGGAGCGCCGACAGCGCAACCTTGCTTCAGCCGACCAGACGGGCTGGACCGTGCATAGCGCAGTCCACTGGTCACGCGATCTTGCGGGGCACAGGCTCGATTACTGGCCTTCGCGCAACAAGTTTCGGTGGCTCGGCTTCACCTATTGCGGCGATGTGAACGGCTTCATCCGCAACCGCGAAACCCCGGCAGACACCACCCGCACAGGTGAAGCATGACGAACGAAAGGAAATGGCACCTGTACGACTTGATCGCATTTTTCAGCGAGATGGAGCGCTATCCCGATCCAATCATGCAGGAGCGCATCAAGATGGCAATCTCCGCCCTCGAAGCCCTGCGAGCCGAGAAGGCTGCACTGGAGAAGTGGCACGAAGTCGCAGTCGTGGAACTTAACGACGCTCACGCCCGCATCGCCGAGCTTGCGGCGGCACTGGTGGGGGCGAGGGAGGCGTTGGGGGAGTGCAAGGACTTCCTGATCGGAGAGGTTGGCTTCGATGACGACGACGAGCCGCTTGCATCCGTTCTTCGCGCGCTCGCGGAGCCGCGCACATGACCCGCTCCTACGTGCCCTCGGACGACGAGAAGCGGGTGAGATCCGCGCGCACCTTCTACAGCATCGGCGAGGTGCTGATCTGGCGCGAACAGCAAGAACGGAGAACCCACCATGCGGACCATTGACCCCGCGCAGCCACACCACTGCCCATCGTGCGGCAACAACCTCGACGGCGATCTGATCTGGGACACGTTCTTTGAAAAACATAAGGACGAAGCCGAGGCTGACCGCATCGCCGCGATGTATGGCGCGACCAGAACCGAGGGGCGCTGGGGCCGACAGATTGCGCGCTACAGCATTGAGAAGGACTGCGTTGTCGCTTTCAGGTGCCCCGACTGCAACCACGTGTGGAGGCGATCATGATCCCCGACCGCTACCTCGCCAAGTGGGCCGAGAGACAAGCCGACTACAAGATGGATGCGTGAGCATATGCCCGACCTGATTGATGAGGAGAACGACTGGTGAGTATGACCCAATACCATGTACGTGTTCACTACCGGACCAAGGGCAAGCCGACGCGTAAGGTGTCGTGGTTCCCGAGCATCGAGGCCCGCACTCAGACTGATGCGGGCAACAAGGCTATCCAACGCGTCGTGAACCGCAAGGGTACTAGCGGCGCGGTCGATGTTGAGATGGTAGACGTCCGGGAGCGCCGCACTGGTGAGCAATAACACCCTCATGGCCGTCACGTTTGTGGCAGCCCTTTCGTGGCTTGTCTTCGTGTGGGGCGGCACGGCCTACCTCGTCGGCTGGCACGGCTGGTCGCCGTGGTGGTTCCTCCTGACGCTGCTCTTGTCCGAGGGCGCCAAAGTGAAGGTGAAAGCATGAGCGAGGAACGCACACCCCTCGAACTGGCGATGCTGGCGGCTTGGCTGAATGTCAGGCCCGACCAGATACCTGCCGAGAACAGGGCACAGGCGTGCCCGCACACGATGGCGGCGTGGAAGCGTGTCGGAGAGGCCGCGCTCGAAGCCCAAGCGGCTGAGATCAAGCGGCTGATCCCGATGGTTAAGGATGCCTTGGAGAAAGGCCGTCACCGCTTATTGAAAGAGGGCTTTTCCCCGCAAGACCCCACAGTCCGCGCAATGAATGAAGCCATCCGCGCCCTCGCACAGCAGGAGCCGACGCCATGACCGACAAGCAAACACCGCCCGACTGGGTGCTGATCGAAGCTGCGAAGCGGAGTGATTGGGATGCCGACCTTCGTTGTATCCGCAGGTATTATAGCGATAGCGCCCCGTCCTTCCGCGCCCTGTGCGACATGATCGAACGCTACGAGCAGCCGCCCGAGGATCGCAAGGTGCTGTGTGCGCGTGAGGCGATGAGGAACGGCAGTAACGGCAAGGTATGGTCTAAGGAAGAAGTCGGTGTCCGCGCCATCGAACTTTACGAGGGGGGGGTTTGGGAAATGACAGCACCGAAAGCGCATTGGTCAGAGAAAGAGCAGCAATACTGGATACGCGACCTCAATGGTGGGTCGCTGTGGTTCGACAGTGTGCTCGACGCGCAGGCCGCTGCCCGCCAGATCGAGATCGACATCGCCGTGAAGGCGCGAGAGGCGCTGATCATGCAGTGGCTGCGCAAGCACGGGATGCGGCAGGTGGCTATGATGCTTGAGAGGGAGGAGCATCTGAAATGACCGACGTAGC